TGCCCGCCAGCAGCCCGAGGCCTTCTCCGAGCGGACGGGCAAGCCGGATGTCCGCGGCGCCTACGGTCTGCTCGGCCGCGAGGTGATCCAGGCGCTGAAGCACCTCCAGCACGCCCGCGGCAAGACGGTGATCTTCGTTGGCGTCCTCGAGAAGGTCACCGACGAGTTCGGCGCGACAACATGGCAGCCGCAGATGGAGGGCACAAAGGCCGGGCGCGAGCTGCCGGGCATCGTCGATCAGGTCGTCTCCATGCAGCTCTTCGGCCGCGACGCCAAAGGCGACTGGACCCTCGACGAGACCTCCGCCGAGCGCCGGCTCGTTTGCCGCTCAGGCAACCCCTGGGGCCTTCCCGCCAAGGACCGCTCCGGTCGTCTCGACATGACCGAGCCGCCCGATCTCGGCGCGCTGATCGCCAAGATCGACGGCCGGGCACCCGCCCACACCGCCACCCCTTCCTGATCCAGACGCAAAGGACAGACCCATGAGCTACGATCTCAACGACGCCCTGCCGCAGATGGCCCCCATCGGCGAGCTTATCCCCGACGGCACCTTCGCCAAGGTCCGCCTGACCGTGCGCCCCGGCGGCGTCGACGGCGCCACGCCGATGGACGCAAAGCTCCTGAAGGCCTCGCAGTCGAGCGATGCGAAGATGCTGGACTGCGAGTTCACCATCCTCGAGGGGCCGCATGCCCGCCGGAAGTTCTGGCAGAGCTTCACTGTGGCGGGCGGCAAGGTCGACGAGAAGGGCCAGTCGATCGGCTGGAAGATCTCGAAATCCACCTTTCGGGCGATGGTCGACAGCGCTCTCGGGCTCGATCCCAGGGACGAGAGCCCCGACACCAAGGCCAAGCGGGTGCTGCCCGGGCTCAAGCATCTCGACGGCATCGTCTTCGCCGCGCGGATCATGGTGGAGCCCGCCTCCAACCCCCAATACCGCGACCAGAACCGGATCGCGAATGTCGTTCTGCCCGACGAGCCGCAGCACGGCCCGATCATGCGCGGCGAAACCGTGCCCCCGGAGCCCGTCAACGCGCCGCCGCGGAAAGCCGCGAGCGCGCCGGCGCCGGGATGGCAGGCGCCAACGCCGGCATGGGGTGCGCAACCGCAAGCCCCGGCGGCGGCTCCGGCCTGGGGCGCGCAGCCGCCCGCGCCGCAGCAGCCCACGCAGCAGCCGCCAGCGCAGCAATCGCCCGCATCCCCGCCGTCCGCGCCGGGCGGAGCGCCGGCGACCGGCATGCCCGCCTGGCTCAATGGGTGAGGCGCGGTCGGCAGCACGGCGGGGGAGGTCCGGTCGGCCTTCGCCGCTGCCCGAGGCCCGGCGCGATTTTGCCGGGCCGATGACCCCGGATGAATGGCAGGCGCATGTGACGCGCGAGGCGGCGCTGGAGATCGGACGATGGCTCGAGGCCCGAGGAAAACTGCACGCCCCCATCGCAAGCCTCAGCCTCGCCGACCTCGAAGCCATGGCCAGCAACGCGATCTCGCGCTGGATCGTGCTCCAGTCAGAAAAGCTCCAGAGGGCGGGCTGGCCGCCCGAGGACCCGATCGCGACCTTCTTGCTCGGGTAGCGCTCTGCGCCGTCTGCGCCCGCGAGGCGCGCGGCTTCGGCTACTGCCACGGCCTCCGCTGGGATCGCCACCCCTACCACCGCTTCTGCTCGCGCCGCTGTCAGGACGTGGGCAGCGCCATCGCCCAAAGGAACAACGGCATGATCGACAAGACCGCGCGCGAGGCCCGTGCGATCCGCGAGGCGCGGACGCTCTTCGCCGAAGCGCTCACCGACCTCGGGCTCATGGAGCCCTTCTTTCACCGCAGCGCCGAGGACATCGACCGCCTCATCGAGGCGGCGGTCACCGGCTACATCGACAGCATGCAGGACCAGGCCGCGCGCAAGGAGCGCACCGGCACGGCTCTCGACGACCCGATCCCATTTTAGGAGCGCGGCGATGATCGACCTGAACGACGACACCGCGTCCTGCAGCTGGAAACCTCTGCTCGAGGCGGCCACCGAGAACGCCGTCACCGAGTTCGAGATCGAGTTCTGCGACAGCCTCCGCGAGAAGCTGGCGCGGTTCGGCGACAGCGCCCGGCTGACGGACGCGCAGTTCCACAAGCTGACCTGCATCGCGCAGGCCGGCGGGTTCTGGGAGCGCGAGCGATGATCAACCTCAACCATGGCTCGGGCTTCCTCTACGGCGCCGACGCGCCACGACCGCCCATCGCGGAGGCCGTGTCCGCCGCCATCGACACGGCGCTGTCCGCACGCCACCGCGCCGAGCGTCCGCGCACCTATGTCAGTTCCTCGGGTCTCGGCCGCGACTGCCTGCGCCAGATCCAGTACGACTTCCTCGCGGTGCCGAAGGACGAGGGCCAGGAGTTCGCGCCGCGCACGCTGCGCATCTTCGAGGCGGGCCACCGGGCCGAGGACATCGTCGCGGGCTGGTTCCGGATCGCCGGGTTCGACCTACGGACCGAGCGCCCCGATGGTCGCCAGTTCGGCTTCGAAGCTCTCGGTGGGCGCTTCAAGGGACATATCGACGGCTGCCTCGTCTCGGGTCCCGTCGCGATGGACTATCCCGCGCTCTGGGAGAACAAGGCGCTCGGCACGGCCAGCTGGAAGGACGTGGTCAAGCGCGGCGTCAGCCTCGCGCGGCCGGTCTATGCTGCACAGATCGCCCTCTATCAGGCCTACATGGAGCTTCCGGCCCCGGCGCTCTTCACCGCGCTGAACCGCGACACGATGGAGTTGCACGCCGAGCTTGTGCCGTTCGACGCGCACCTCGCGCAGGAAATGTCGGACCGCGCCGTCGCCGTGGTGCGAGCCTCCGAGGCCGGGGAATGGCTGCCGCGGGTGGCGGCCGAACCCACCGCAGTCCTCTGCCGCGGCGGCATGGCGGCCGGCAAGTGGCACGCTCCTTGTGCATGGGCGAAACGGTGCTGGGGAGAGCGGCGATGATCCCCGACGCCTATGAGCTCAAGCGGATCGTGAGCGCGCATCGCGAGCGGTTCTGGTGCTCCGACCTGCTCGGAGCGGCGGAGTTCGCGCCGATCTATTTCTTCGACGACCAGGCCACCTTCGATGGCGATATTGTTGACCGCGCGATGACCCGGGTTTTTTCCGGTCCGCTTCGGCTGCCGCACCCGTCCGTGATCTTCGAGGTTCGCGAGCAGCGCGCGTCTCCCTCGGGCCTGATCGTCTGCGCTCGCGCCGAAGGCGACATCGTCGAGGCCACGTTCCTCATGCGCAAGCGGGCGCCGTGCGGCTGGACGGATTGCCTCGTGCGGATCTGGATGCATCCGGACGGCAAGGCGGAGATCGAGGGCAACCCGGCCGAGCGGAGCGACGAGACGGTCCGCGGTCACGGCGAAGTCGCCGCCGGCATCGTCTGGCGCGCGCTGACCATCCTCGGCGCGTCCCCGGACATCCGCGACCGCAAGGTGTCGCTCGCGAAACGGTCCCGCCTGTCCCGCGAGGGCGTACGCGGATGGGTCTGGCGGCAGGTCGCCATCGATCCGGCGCGCCTGCGCGCCGCGACGCCGCCGCAGGGCGGCAGTCACGCCAGCCCGCGCTGGCACATCCGCCGCGGTCACTGGCGGCAACTGGCCCACGGGCGCCGGGTCTTCGTGCGCCCGTGCGAGGTCGGCGATCCGACCCGCGGCGGGATCGTGAAGGATTACGCAGTGGAGGCGCCCCATTCATGACCGAGTTCACCCCATCCGCCACGCAGGCCGCCGCGATCCGCGAGATCAGGGAATGGTTCGAGACCCGGACCGAGCAGCAGCAGGTATTCCGCCTGTTCGGCTATGCCGGGTCCGGCAAGAGCACCGTGCTGAAGTTCGCGCTCGACGAACTCGGCCTCTCGCCCCACCGCAGCGCGAAGGACGGCCGCTGTGTGCCCGGCGTTGTCACCGCCACCTTCACAGGCAAGGCCGCGCTGGTGCTGACCCGCAAGGGAACGCCGGCGCGCACCATTCACAGCCTGATCTACTCGGTGATCGAGTCGACCGAGGAGGAAATCGAAAAGGCTGCCCGCAAGATCGCGGTCGCCGAACGCGACGCCCGCCGGCTGACCGGGTTTGCGCGCACCACGGCCGATGCCGCGATCGAGGCGATGCGCCAGGGGCTCTCGGCGATGAAGCATCCGCGCTTCGCGCTGAATCCGCAGAGCGACGCCGCGGACGCCCGGCTCATCGTGCTCGACGAGGTGTCGATGGTCGGCGAGGAGATGGCGCGCGACCTGATGAGCTTCGGCAAGCCAATCCTCGTGCTCGGCGATCCCGGCCAGTTGCCGCCGATCCGCGGCGAAGGCGCCTTCACCCGCGACGAGCCGGACGTGATGCTGACCGAGATCCATCGCCAGGCGGCCGAGAGCGCGATCATCCGCCTCGCCACCATGGCGCGCGAGGGCCGGCCCATCGGCTTCGGC